CAACCTTCGCCCTCTACGGAATACGGAGCGCATAATGCCTATAACTTATGAACCACTTGCCACAACAACGTTGGGAAGCGCTGCTGCTTCTGTAACATTTTCTAGCATTAGTGGTAGTTATACCGACCTTGTTATAGTCATTAACGGCGCACTTTCCAGCGGATTAGCTTCGTTAAGCGTTGAATACAATGGTGATACAACTGTCGGAAATTATTCCTACACAAGATTACAAGGAAACGGAACAAGCGCAACAAGCGCAAGAGCAACTTCAGATAAAGGCATTGGATTTGTTGCCCAAGATGCTTGTATGACAATCATAAACATAAACAACTATTCCAATTCAACAACCTACAAAACAACGCTTACGAGAACTAACAGCAATTATTCTAGCGATGGTCGGACAGCTTCTTACGTTGCATTGTGGCAAAATACGGCAGCGATAACATCTATTAAACTTTCTGCTAGCGTTAACTTCAATAGCGGTTTTACTTTTACTATTTACGGAATTAAGGCGGCATAATGGCTAACACATATACGGCAATAGCCACAGTAACTGTGGGTAGTGGTGGGGCAAGTACGGTTGAATTTACAAGCATACCTGCTACTTATACTGATTTATTATTAGTTTTTTCATTAAGAAGTGATAGAAGTGCATCAAGTATATCTTCAAGTTTGATTGTTAATGGAAGCACTAGTAGTTATTCAAGCAGATATATTAGAGGTGATGGTAGTTCTGTTGCATCATATACTGGCGCTAGTAGTTATTTCAATCCTGGTGAAGTTCCAGCAGCAACAGCAACTTCAAGCACATTTGGAAATGGTATGGTTTATATTCCAAACTATGCTGGTTCTACTAATAAATCATTTTCTTTTGATAATGTTCAAGAAAACAATACAACAGGAGCCTATCAAACAATGGGCGCTGGTCTTTGGTCTAATACCTCTGCAATTACTAGCATCGAAATAGGACATAGAGATTACGCTTCGGGTAACTTTGTTCAATATTCAACCGCTACCCTTTACGGAATCAAGAACTCATAACGAAAGGAAAACAATGACCCATAAACTAATCGTAGATTGCTCAACTGGAGTAACTACTGAGGTAGAACTAACTGCCGAAGAAGTTGCACAGCGCGAGGCAGATGCAGTTGCCTTTGCAGAAATCAAGGCAGCAGAGGAAGCAGCAGCACAGGCTAAGGCAGATGCTAAGGCATCAGCCGAAGCCAAACTAGCAGCGCTTGGATTAACAGCAGACGAGATCGCAGCTCTTTCCTAACAACTAAGGAGTAAGTAATGGCCTATGACCAGGACATCACCGAGGGCATTCCCTATGTACTTTCCAATCCTGCAGGTGCCACCAGTTACTCATCTACAGGCGAGGCATACGATGTAGCCTTTGCTGGTCTGCCATTCTTTCTGGCTGCTAGTGATGACACACCTTATCGCCGAGTCACAGCTCAGTATCGTAAGCAACAGATTGACCAGACCAGAGAGCCTGGTGAACAGACTCTTACGGGTTGGTGGCTACGTTCACAGTCATCATTCCACTTAGGTGCTGGTATTAAATACTTTGAACCGCTACAAGATGAGTCGCTTCGCTTTCAGTTTACAGAGTCCAAAGGTGTAGATATCTGGACCAAGGGTCAGGCAACCCTACTCAATAGCACAGTACGAATCCTTACTACTGCAAGTAGTACGATAATGGTTGGTGCTAATGATGGCACTAATGACTGTATTGTAACTACTGATGGTAGCGCTCTAAAGAAAATTACAATGAGCAATGATACTCCTAGCTCATCTACCTATACTCAAGCAGGAACAGCTTCAACAATCTTAGATTTAACCACTGATGGAACTAGGTATTTCTTTGTTAATGGAACCAAAGTTCATCAAGGTGCTATCACATCTGGCTCAAGTGCTATTGCTTACGATGCGCCAGCTACAACTAGCGCTAGAATCAAGTATGTCAAGCAACGTTTAATTGCTTCAATAAACAACAGTATCTATGAGTTAGATGCTACCGCTACTGCTGGAGCTGCTCTACCTACTGCTCACTATGTTCATCCACAGACAGACTGGACTTGGACCACTATTGCAGAGGGTCCTAGCGCTATCTATGTAGGCGGATACAGTCGCAAGAACTCATCTATCTATAAGATTACTTTAGATCTTACTAATGCTAATGCTCTTGGATTCCCAGAACTTAGCGTTCCTTCAGTAGTTGTTGACCTACCAGAGGGTGAGATTATCAATACCTTTGATACCTACCTTGGTACTTATGCAGTGCTTTGCACTAACAAAGGTGTGCGAGTGGGAGTCATAGGCAATGAAGGAGATATCTCTTATGGGCCATTGTTATTTGAAGCTGAATGTAAGGATGTAGTATTTAGAGACAAGTTTGCTTATGTATCTACCAAGCAGAATACTGAATCAGGTCTAGTCCGTATTGACTTATCACAACCAGTAATTCCTAATAGCCTTGTCTTTGCTTATGCTTGGGATGTATACGCATCTGGTGAGACTGTTACTGCTAGTTCAGTAGCATTTCTTGGAGCTACGGATCGTGTAGGTTTTGCTGTTCCAGGTGATGGGGTATGGCTAGAATCTTACGGAGTTAAGGTTGCATCTGGTTATTTGCAGACTGGTTATATTCGCTATAACACCTTAGAGCCTAAGATATTTAAGTTGCTCTTTCCTAGATTTATCTCTACCAATGGTGGTCTAAGCCTTCAGTCTATTGACTCTGCTGGAACTACCTACAATATCGGTACCTATTCGCAGGGTGAAACCATCACAGAAGGTGGTATCCCATATCCTGCATCAGCACAAGAGTATCTTGGATTCAAGTTTACATTTACTCGCTCTAGTGCCAACTCACTTCTTGGCCCTACATTTAATGGTTATCAAATCAAATCTCTACCAGCAATCCCTCGTCAAAGACTGATTCAATATCCAGTCTTCTGCTATGACCACGAGACGGATAAGTTTGGAGTAGAGGTAGGTTACGAAGGTTCTGCTTGGGATCGTATGCAACAACTCGAAGCAGTAGAAAATCTTGGCGATACTCTTGTCGTTCAGGATTTTAGAACAGGTGAATCTTTCATCGGACTCATAGAAGAGATGGACTTCATCAATAAGACACCAACAGATAAGCGCTTCTCAGGTTTTGGAGGCACTTTGCTAGTAACAATACGGAGCGTATAAATGACAATAGCAGACTGGGCAATGTTAGTTGCCACCATACTTGGAATCATCTCAACAGTATTTATGGGATTACGTTGGATAGTCAAGTCTTTTCTTATGGAACTCAAGCCTAATGGTGGCTTATCTCTAAAGGATAAAGTCAATGCGTTAGAAGAAAAAGTTGATTTGCTAACTGAATTAGTTAAGGAAGCACTAAGGAGATGAATGAAACCTGTTGCAAAGAAAGCAAGTCCTGCTGCCATAGCTGTACTCCGTCAGGCTACGGCGTTATACCCCAAGCGCAAGAAGGCATCAGATGGACTACTGCCTTCGTTAGCGCATCAGAAAGCCAGCCCGAATTCGGACCACAATACTGGGCTAGCAGTAGATCTGACCCACGACCCTGATATTGGTATTGACTGCGAGAAGATTTTCGAGAAACTTAAAGAAGATGACAGGGTTTCCTACCTTATCTTCAATAAGAAAATTTGGTCACGCGACAAGGCTAAGTCTGGCAATCGCGTTTATACTGGCAGTAATCCTCACACTAAGCATCTTCATATTTCTATCAACCCTGATTTGGCTAATGATACTAGCCCTTGGTTTTGGTGGATGAATCAACCTAAAATTGTGAACCAGATTGTGGCTGGACTTCAGCCTCAAGCTAAGAAGAAGGTAGCAAAAGGTAGCAATTTGCCACCAGTATGCACCTGCTGCAAGGTTCACAATACAAAACGAAAGGCAATCTAATGGAACAATTAAAGCAAGTCGGTCTGACCTGGTTCCGTGCTTCTGCTGCTGCAGCAATCGCGTTATACCTATCAGGCGAGACAAACCTTAAAGTCCTTGGAACTGCAGCCTTGGCTGGCTTCCTAGGTCCAGTACTAAAGTGGCTAGATCCATCTGCTACTGAATTTGGGCGTGGTTCAAACTAACAGTTTGTAGCAAGCGCGAGGCAAAAGGCCCTCATCCCTAACGGGATGGGGGCTTCTTTTTTTATGCCTAAAAACTATTTTCGTTCTTATCAACAGGACAAGGGATACGAACTAGATTCCCGCAGTTAACACAGGTAGCATCAAGAAAGTACCAAGATATCTCATAGTCTTCAAACTGAGCCATAATGTTAAACATAGTACAGCCACAGCTACAGACGTGAGTGGGTCCAATGGACCTGAGATCTGCTGCTCTGACAGGTGGTATTCTAAGCAGCCGAAGTAGACGGAACATCATTGAGTTCACGGCTCCTTCCTGATGTCAGTCGCCTCTCGCCGCCTCTAGGCGGCTCGGAACGTTGTTACTGTTTATTCGCTTCGCTCATATTTTAATGATTAGGTGTGTCGCTACTGGTGCGACACGCCGAGGAAGGTATATTTCTCTGCTATGACGGGAAGAATATGTAAGGACTGCCAAGTCTTCCATACCTCCGATATGTTTTACAAACATTCTGAAGGTAAAAATGGCCTTCGCCCGCGATGTAAAGACTGCCATAATGCCAGGGTCCGTAAAGATTACGACCCTAAAAAGAAGAAAAACTTTCATCTAAAATATCTATACGGTATAACTTTAGATGAATATGAGAGAAAACTTCAAGATCAAGGTGGGTCTTGCGGTATATGTAAGACTAACCTTCCTGGAGGAAATGGTAAGCATTTTTATGTAGACCATAATCATAGCACCAATCAAGTACGGGGCCTTCTCTGTCATAACTGTAACTATATAATAGGATACTCTAAAGAAAATACCGACACACTAAAAGAAGTAATAAAATATATTGATAAATGGGGTGATGGGTCATAACAACGTTGGTAGGAATACAGACTGAAGATATGGTGATTATGGCTGCTGATAGCCAGATTACTGAAGATAATCTACGGACTATAAGTAGTACTACTCCAAAGATTATTGAAGTTGGTAGATACTTGATAGGACTGGTAGGAGATTCTCGGCCTGGTGATATCTTGGCCTATAACTGGAATCCGCCACCTTACAAGGGAGCTAATCCCGTGCAGTGGATGGGTAAGAAAGTTATGCCTTCAATCCTGAAGGCTTTCAAAGAGAATGGATATGATCCGTATGAAGCAACCAAAGATAAAGAGACAGGC